GGAGTGTTCGACAAAGTTTTTGGTGGTGGAAGTATTGAAGCTGTTGCATTGCAAGCTTACGCAGCCAAGAAGAAACTTGAGGAACAAAGGTACGAACTCAAGATGTTTTTAAATCTTACACATGGACCTCAAGCCTATGATGAATTATTGGCTATGGAAGGTCAAATCCGTAAACAACGACAAGAGACAGTGTACAAACAACAACAACTAAGAAAACAAATAGGCGAAGTAATCGCTTGGTTAGTTGTAGTAGCTATAATAGGTGGTTTTGCTGTTCTATTAGTTGGTGTTTGGATAGATAGAGCAAAAGCAGATGTAGAGACACAGCCAAGAACTTTTATTATTAGAGAGGATGCTGTTAAATGACTAGTTGTGTAGGAATATGTAAGTTAGATGAAAAGAAAGTTTGTACTGGTTGCAACAGAACAATAGAGGAGATAAAAAAATCCTATGAAAAAAACACTACAAAAAAATAGCAAATATAATGATTATGATTTAGATGGCGATGGAACAGTTACTGATGCAGAACTAGAAAACGCTAAAGAAATTAAAGCAACAGAAGACGAATTAAGAAAGCATCTTGCTCAATTAAGAATGGCTAGATGGACTTTGATTGCTATGGGTGTCTTTACATTAGCAATGTTCTTAATTGATTTAGAAAGAGTTAAAGCTTTATCTGATATAAGTAATTTGTTTTATTTATCAGGTGCTGGTATAGTTGGGGCATATATGGGAACAACAGCATGGATGAATAAAAAGTGATATGTTTAAAGCTATAGTAACTATATGTGTTATTGGTATGCCCAATAATTGTATAAACTTAGAGGATCAATATGGACCATATGAAACAGAATTTGAATGTAAACAAAGAGCATTAAGCATTAGTAGACAAGTGCATGAATATTATCCTATGTGGAAGCCTACTAAATGGGAATGCAAAGAATTAAGATTAGGGAAATTAAGCGTAAGAAATTAACAGTAGGGAGATTATAAAATGTTAACAGCTTTGATAGGACCAGTAAGCAATCTTCTCGGGAAGTTTATAGAAGATAAAGACATGAAGAATAAGTTGGCACATGAGGTGGCAACAATGGCAGAAAATCATGCCGCAGAGCTTGCAAAAGGTCAAATAGAAATAAATAAAGCAGAAGCTCAACATAAATCTATATTTGTTGCGGGCTGGCGCCCCTTTATCGGTTGGACATGCGGAATTGCTCTTTGCTGGCATTTTGTCCTTGCGCCTGTTACTATGTTTGTGTGTGCATATTTAGCTGTACAAATACCAGAATTGCCAACTTTTGATATGGGTTCACTTATGACGGTTTTGATGGGTATGCTCGGATTGGGCGGACTTCGCAGTTTTGAAAAGTACAAAGGATTGACAAAATGATGTGGACTTTGTTAAAATTATCTAGTTTTTTTGGTAAAATAGAAAGATATTTCTATACTAAACATGTTAATGCAGTAAGAAAAAAACAGGGAAGATAATGAATATAGATAAACTTAGAGAAGAACTCAAAGAAGATGAAGGTTGTAAGTACGAAATATACCTAGATCACCTTGGTTTACCTACGCACGGAATAGGACATCTTATTACCGAATGGGACGAAGAATACGAGAAAAAAGTAGGTACAGAGGTATCAGAGGAACGTGTTAATGAGTGTTTTGCAAAAGATGTAGAAACGGTTTTAGAAGACTGTAAAGTGTTATATTCTAATTTTAATGAGTTACCTGAAGAAGTTCAGTTGATTTTAGCAAATATGATGTTTAATATGGGAAGAACAAGATTAAGCAAGTTTTCTAAACTAAAATTAGCTGTTGATGATGAAGACTGGATGGAGGCATCGATCCAGATGGAAGATTCAAAATGGGCAAAGCAAGTGCCTAATAGAGCAGAAAGACTATGTAAAAGAATGGAGAAATTGTCTTGGCTATTCAATCAATAAAATTAAAACCTGGGATTAATCGTGAAGGCACACGATACACAACCGAAGGTGGATACTATGACGGAGACAAAATACGGTTCAGACAAGGCACGCCTGAAAAAATAGGTGGTTGGGAGCTTATATCCGACACAACCTTTTTAGGTGTAGGCCGTTCATTACATAACTGGGTTAGTTTATCAGGACAAAATTTTGTAGGGTTAGGCACTAACTTAAAATATTATATAGAGTTAGGTGGTAATTATAACGATGTAACACCTTTACGTGCTACTGTGTCATTAACAAATCCTTTTACTACTACATCTGGATCTACCACTGTCTTGGTTACAGACGCGAATAGCGGATTTGATGATGATGATTTCGTAACATTTAGTGGTAGTAGCGCAGTTGGTGGTCTGACCATAACTGGCGAGTTTCAAATAGATATTGTATCTACTAATTCCTACAATATAACTGTATCTTCTGCTGCAAGCTCTTCTGCCACAGGTGGTGGCACTGTATCCGCTGCCTATCAGGTAAACACAGGCTCTGCGTTTGCTATACCTCTAACAGGCTGGGGTGCAGGTGCTTGGGGTGCAGGTCAGTGGGGTATAGGACAAGCGTCCGTGAACGAGGTGCGTATATGGAGTCATTCTAACTTTGGTGAAGATTTAGTATTTGGACCCAATAGTGGCAGTATATATTACTGGGATGCTACGAATGGCGTTAGTACGAGAGCTGTTGAATTATCTACCTTATCTGAAGCGTCAAACGTACCAATTTTACAAAATATAATCTTAGTATCAGATATAAGTCGTTTTATATTCTGTTTAGGTACAAATCCTATAGGTGGCAATACTATAGATCCTACTTTGGTAAGATGGTCTGACCAAGAAGATGCGGCAAACTGGACACCATCTGCAACTAATCAAGCAGGTAGCTTGAGATTATCTCGCGGTACTAAAATAATTGCTGCATCTCAAGCTCGTCAAGAAGTACTTATATGGACAGACTCTTCTTTATACTCACTGCAGTACGTTGGTGCACCTGCTGTTTGGGCAGCGACATTAGTTGGTGAAAACATATCTATATCCTCTCAACTTTCTGTATCGTATGCAAATGGTGTTGCGTATTGGATGGGTAAGGATAAATTTTATATGTATGATGGTCGTGCACAGCCATTAAGGTGTGATGTGCGAAAGTACATATTTAACGATTTTAACACAAAACAGTATGCACAGGTATTTTCAGGTACTAACGAGTCCTTTCATGAGATATGGTGGTTCTACTGTACAGAAGATTCTAACAACATAGATAGATACGTCATATATAACTACTTAGATAAGATATGGTATTATGGCACCATAGCACGTACAGCATGGCTTGATTCTGGACTGCGTGACAAGCCGTTAGCAGCCACATATAGTAATAATCTTGTAAATCACGAAACTGGTATCGACGATAATGTGAGTGGTACAGCAGCAGCTATAACAGCATACATTGAATCTTCAGACTTTGATATAGGTGATGGTGATAGATTCTCATTAGTAAATCGGGTAATACCTGACGTATCGTTTGATGGTTCTACCGCAGATAGCCCTGTTGCAACTATGACCTTACATGCACTAGGTGGCTCTGGGTCTGGTCGTAAATCACCTGCTTCAGAAGGTGGGTCTAGTAATGCTACCATAACGCGTACTGCGTCAACTCCTGTTGAAGTGTTTACAGACTTAATAAATATAAGAGTAAGAGGACGGCAACTCGCTATGCGTTTTGAGTCTTCTGCAACAGGTGTTACATGGCAGTTAGGTACACCTAGACTAGATATTCGATCAGATGGGAGGCGTTAATGGCTGTAGACAGTACAAGATACGGTGTAGGATTTCGTGCTCCAGCATTACCGTTTCCTACTTCCGAGTATGACCAGCAAAATGCAGAACAACTTAACAATGTGTTACGTTTGTATTTTACTCAAGTAGATACAGCATTAAGAAATGCTGTTATATCAGACAGAGCCGAAGCAACAGGGTGGTTTTTAAGCTAATGCCTAATAAATATGTAAACGCAAAAAAAGATTTGACTAGTACTAGCGCAACAACGTTATATACATCACCTGCCTTGACCACTGGAATAGTCAAATCTATACTTGTATCAGAAGACTCAGGTAATGCAGACACAATAACGGTTACTATAACAGATGCGGAGTCATCTCCTGCTACATTTAGCTTGTTTAAAACAAAATCTATAAGTGCAAATGGCACTACAGAACTGCTTACTGCACCTCTGGTTGTAGAGACTGGAGAAATACTTAAAGTAACAGCCGCTACAGCTAACAGATTGCACGTATTAGCTAGCATATTAGAGGTAACATAATGCAAACTGTAGATAGTAATCAAAAATTATTAGATACTCCTAGCATAATAACTATGGCAGCAGATCAACTAGGAAACATGTATAAAGGTAGTAAATTACCCTTACAAACAATACTAGCTACTATTGCTAAAGAAACAAGTTTACCAGACGCAGATGTCGTTCAGGTAGGTAACACTGTGTTTATTGGGCATATAGGTAAAGGTAAAAATAAAACAAAAATGCACGGCCGACCTCTTAACGTAGACACGGGAAAAAATTTTATTCGTAATATGTTAAAATATGGGGGTTATTTACAAAAACAAGGAATTACTCATTATTCTACTTATTTTACAGGGGATACATTAATCCCTGCAATAAAAGTTATACAAAAACGATTAATGAGTGTGGATACTAGTATGTATTTAGGGCAACATGAAGATGATGATGGGTATGTTGTTTATGTAAAATTAGGTGAAGATTCTTTAAGCGAGAGATTTTAATATGCCTCCAGTTTGGAAACCAATAAAAAAAATTATAAAAAAACCAATTAAGTGGATTGGTGACAAGATTGAAGACATAGGCGATTGGGTTGTTGACGAGATAATTGATCCTATTGTGAGTACAGTCGAAAGCACTATAGATGCCATGTTGGACGACCCAATAAAAACTATAGCTACCATTGCACTTGTAGCTACAGGAAATGCGTGGGCTTTACCTCTTTTAGAGGGAGCTGATGTTGCTGCAAACGGTGGGGATATTGGTGATATTCTTGAGGCGACTGCTAAAGCTTATGTAGCACAACAAGTAGGAGCAGCTGTAGGAAATTATGCAGGTAGCGCTGCACAAGGAGCAGCACAAGCATCAACTAGTGCTGCCACTGCTAAAATAGTCGGTCAAGTAGTAGCTAAAGGTACTTCTAATGCGGTAGGTGCTATAGTATATGGACAAGATCCTGCGGAAGCGTTTTTAAAAGGTGGTATACAAGCGGGTGTATCTGCGGGATTAGGTAAACTAGCAGAAAATACTGATTTTAAAAACTTACCTCAAGCAGCAAAAAATGTAATAGAAACTTCTCTCACAGCTGCCTTAACAGGGGAAGATATTACACCTGCAATGATAGCGAGTGCAGTAACAAAAGCATATGTAACAACGGAAGCAGTAGGTAAATATTTTGATCCTAGTCTTAATGACGATTGGGACGAAGAACAAATGAGCAGTATGTCTGATGGGCAAATTGCGGCTATTACAAATGGTATATTAAACACTGCAAATGCTGCTTTTACAGGTGGAGATGTTCCAAAAGCTATTTTAGATTCTGTAATGAAATACGGTTCTCAAGAACTTAACAAAATTATGGATAAAACTATTAAGAACACAATAGATAAAGTATCAGGCAATTATAAAACTACAGAAGATAAAGCACAAGAAATTGACGATGCTTTAGATGATTATGAGGCTGCAGCGGCTAACTACAATGTTACAGCTGATGAAATGAAACCTCGTTTTGATGAACGAGCAAGATTAAAAGGTACTGTAGAGGGGTTAAAAGTTAAATTACAAAACCAAGACCCTGGCTCGAACGTAGATACTGCGAACAGAGATAAATATCAAGCTATTTTAAATGAGTACAACGCATCTGTAAAAACATATAATTCTTACGCCACACAATTAGATAATGA